TCCTACATAAGATCCAGAAAAAGAACCAGTAAAGGATCCACTTCCTTGAAAAGCACTTCCTGACTGCATTATTATAGATCCTGATACTATTAAAGGCCCTACTACTGTTAGATTACCGATTGTTGGCATATTCTTTTATTTTTATTTTCTACTATTATGGCTTAACTACTACAAGGTCCCAACTCTTATAAAGAGCTCCAGATGGTAGTGCATTAATTGCTGCTAAATTTCCTGGGGATTGATCAGATTCATTTAATAATCCTGGTAGGAATATCTGTAATGCATTAAATGTTAATATTCTATCGCTAAAATCTCCTCTTATTAAAGCATCGTTTGTTCTTCTATTATCTATATAAAGTTGATTTTCTTCATAAACTACATCGTCACGTCCTGTATAAGGCCCTAGGTATACATTGTCATAGCCTCCTTTTTCTAACTTAGGACTTCCTGCTTCAAAACCTAAAGCTACATTCCCTCTACCTCTAATAAGGTTCTTAAAAGCCCCTGTACCTACAACTGTATTGTATGCACCTTCTTCTAAGTTTGATAGGGTTTCTGCACCTATTGATACATCTCCATATCCTTGATTTACTTTAAATAAAGATAAGTACCCCAAGGCAGTCTCAAAACTCGATTCATTAGCTTTAGTTAACACTAGACTCCCTATCCCTGTTGAGTATTTACCGTTGTTACCTCCTCCTGCAAGGTACCCTAAATATGATGATTCACCTCCAGCATTCTGACCTGCTGAATAGCCTATTGAGGTAGTGCTGTTATCTGCTCCTGCTCCTGCGTATGCTCCTAATGCTACACTAGCAGCTGATGTGTTGTTTAGTGTACCTGTCCCTATACCTATTGATGAACCGTCTGGGTTATGTATTTTAATATTTTCATCAATGGTTGTAACACCTTTTAAGTTAATAGTCGGTGAAGAACCTGATACAATAAATGATCCTGTTATCTCTCCATTTCCATTTCTAGTACCATCCCATTCTGAGTTGGCAATAATACCTGTTAACCCTGATCCATCTCCTACAAATGATCCTGAAAATACAGATCCTGATATTGCAGTCATGTTTAGAAATTGAACTGTAGTAGGTGTTGAACCTGATACAATTAACGATCCTGTTATTTGTGCAAAACCGTTTCTAGTACCGTCCCATTCAGTTGTTACTCCTGTCAATCCTGCTCCGTTTCCTATGAAAGAACCAGAGAAAACCGATGCAGACACCTGGCTGTGGAAGGTTACTTGACCTGTAGCAAAATCACCTAAAATAAGAGGTGTATCGTCTGGTGAGTTATTTATGTATAGTTTGTTATTCTGTGTTGGAGTATTTGTAAGAGGTCCTGCTGCATACCCTATGTAGATATTGCCCATTCCTGCTTGTACATTCTCACCTGTTTGAACTCCTATTGCAGTATTACTATGCCCTGTAGTAAGATTTACTAATGAATAATCCCCTACTGCTACCGTACTACTTACTTGATCTGCACTTACAAGAGAATTATCCCCTATCGCTACGTTATCTGTACCTCCTATATCCTGTCCTGCAAGAGCTCCTATTAGTATATTACTTCCAGCAGTTGCTGCTAGACCTGCACCAGCTCCTATACTTAGATTTCCTACTGTATCTACTGGTTCAAACCTACCGGCTAGGGTTAGTATACTTCCATCAAAAGTAAGATTTGATTCTCCTTGAAGTGATGTCCCTCCAGTTGCTGTTAGTACATTATTGTTTTGATTACCATCTATTGTTACTGTTCCTCCTCCTGGTGCTGGTAATTCAACACTGTGGTATGTTAAAGGGTCTGTATCGTTATCGAACCATAATTTTAACTCTTTTGAAGTAGAGTTAGGTATATTGTGAATGGAACTTGAGAAGTAAACAGAAGAGAAGTTCTCATCCATTTGTGCATGGGTGAGAGCTGCTCCTAGACTTGTTCTAAATGTTATTGCCATAGTACTTTATTATAAATATCTTCTTTTAATCTTCTGTTTTATGCACCTGTATATATAATGAATGCTAATGCATAATAAGGTGGTCTGTTTTCGTGAGGGAAATTACCTCCTGTAAAATGTATATTTCCCTCATTAGGAGGTGTTGGGAAATCTTGAGTACCTATTTCGGTATCCCCTGTCTCTAATCCTCTTCCATAATCTCCGTTATCTCTCCAACTTCTTGTGAAACCGTGATTGTGTGAAGGCATTTCAGAAGTATGTAACTTAACGTTGTTAAATCCTCCTTTTTCTCCTACTGTATATCCATTTATATCGGCTACCCATTGTATCGTACTAATATTAGGTCTATGTGTTACTAGGTTACCTGTTTGTGATAATACTGCTATAGATCCTGGTGGGAATAGTACGTATGGATATCCTGTTGTTACATTAGTTCCATTTGCAGGTACATAACCTCTGTATAATACGTAATTATCTAGACCTTGATGATACACTAAGAAGTACGATGTATTTGCACTATTACCTACTAGTGAGTATAGTGCGTATTGTCTGCCAATGTCCGGTGTGCCTGGTGTGCTTTGACCCATATTAGAATTAAAAACCGCTGTGCTAGGGGTAGGATTCGTTACCATAGAAGTATTACTTACTTTAGTAAACGTTCCTTGTACGTATGAATTCCCTGTATTAAAAGTTAAGTTTGAATTTATAGTAAATGTAGTAAAATCGTATGTTACTACCTCATTATTCTTTCCTCCTGCTCCTACAATAAATCTTTCTCTTAAATCTGGAATTGTTACCCCTCCTACCGGTGCTCTACCATCACAGAGTGTCCAACCTGCTGGAGGTGCTGTTGGTGACCCTGCCCACATTACAATACCTCCTAGTGGAAAAGTACCTGTAATATATTGAATCTGCCCTATAGAGCCAGCTGTCTGGCTTACTGTTAATACCCTTGGGTTAGATTCAACACTTGCTGGTACATTTAATATAGTTGCTATATTTCCTACTGTTAGGTTTGTACCTACAGCTGCCGATGTTCCTGTTGTTAATGAAAGTCCTACTGCAGCAGTTCCTGTTGTTACTGTATTTCCTTTTACTGTAAAAGAACCTGTTACAATAGTATCTCCGTTTACATCTAATTTAGCATTAGGTATTGATTTGTTCATAGAGATATTTCCATATGAATCAATTCTGAATCTCTCTTCTATACCTATATCTCCTGGTGCATGTGGACTTGTACTTTGACCTGTTCCTATTGAGAATCCATGTAAGTTACCTTGTCCGCTGAACTGTATATAAGTACGGTAGGATCCGTCAACATCCTGTTGAATTCTCATTCCGTTACTCAACCAATCTCCTCCTCCAGCTAGCTGTCTAACTGATAGTATTTTTAATGAGTCTACGTTTTGTTGCGGTGTTATTCCAAATTGAGCAATAGTTTGAAAGTCTCCTAATAATGTCCCTGTTTGTGCTGTCTGGAATACATGTAGTGCTGCTGACCCTGGTCCAGTTCCTACTCCTAATCTTCCTGCAAAAAATCCATTACCTTCTGCATGAAAAAGGTGTTGTGGTGAGAAGGTACCTATACCGAATCCGGCTTGTGTAAAGGCTCCGTAATTTGCATTACTCCCTACTACAAACCTAATATGCCCTGGGTCTTGAAGTTCAGCAAATTTTCCAGAAGGTGCCCATGATTTTATGTACAGGTTATTATCATTATGGTCATGTCTTCCGATAGTTCCCATAAGTGTTGTTCCTTGATAGAAATCTACAGCAGCTCGTCTGTTTGTACCTACTGTAACAGTACTCTCCAGTCTTAATGTGGCTGGGATAGCGTTTGTACCTTTTGCATGTATTTTTGCATTTGCAGCAGGAAGCGATACTCCTATTCCTAATTGCTGTGCAGTATTGTATAAGAACCCGTTGTCTGCATCTAGAATAGGATTAGTACTATGTCTGAATTGAATAGTTCTTGGATCTCCTGCTACTACTAGTGTAGGTGTTGCTCCTGTAGTTGGCTGTAGATCAATAGGTACAAACCTAGCTGGTCCAAAATCATCTCCTGGTGCAGTATTTAATGTACTACTTCCTGTATACCACAGTTTTAGCATATTACCATTATCTATAGACGCAGAATAAAAGAAGGAAGAAAAGTTCCTATCCATCTCATTATAGGTAAGTGCTGATGCTTTGTTTGTTCTTAATTGTATTGCCATATTACTTATTTTATATATCTATTTTTACAATGAAAGTCATATCTGTATTTGCAGATTTTGGTACCGGTTGACCCATTTTACCTACTGCTATTAGTTCATTTGCATCGTTGTATAATCCGACTGTTGTAATATACGGTTGGAAGTAGCTTCCTGTTACGTTATTATGTAAGTCTCCTGTTGATGAAGCAAGTGTATTTGAATACTCTGTTCCGTCATTATAGTATGTTGTTTTTATTGAACTACTTAGTGCTGAGGGATTATATGTGTGGTTAAATTCCGACTCTCTAATCCTACAGTGGTAGTTATGTGTATAAATAGGATGATTAGATTTCCATCTAACTGTTCCGTCTACATAGTCCATTAGGTAGTTTGCTACAAGCTCGTCTGTGATTATAATCTGACCGTGAGTGTATATTACATTTCCTACATACTTTCTAGGACTAGAACATTTTAAGTATAGGTTACCCTCTCCATCATCTACTATAGTAGATGAATACCCATCTGGTGTATCTAAATATTCTCCTCCTGCTGCTGGTGTTTCTTGTACATAGTTACCTTCGTTAGTCAAGTAATCGCTACCAATTATATTACAAGCATTTGGTGTAGATCCGTATATGTTAAAGAAATCTTCTACGTAATCATCTTCTGCGTTTTCTCTGGCGTAAGAAGAGAGTACATAACTTGAAGAGACTCCTGCTTCAGGAACTATTTCTAGAGAGAAAGGTTCAATGTGAGTACCTACAATATCTCTTGGCATAGAGTAAACCCCTATATACGAATGTATGTTTCTAGATCCACTAGTGTAAGAGGATTGTAGAAAGTTGTCATAAGATCCTGTAGTTGTTATACTTCCGCTTTGAAATAAGCTGTAATATAAATGATTTGTACTTTGAAAGATTAATCTCTTGTATGAAATACTTTGTATTTCGTTTGTAGGTAAGTAGTAATTTGAAGAACCGGAGATACCTACAAGTGTCTCTATTCTATTTGCGCTATAATCACTACCAGATACTGCCCAAGATTTTCGGGCAGTGTATGTGGTTATGTAAGCATCTTGCTTGTTTAGTTTTTTGTAAGCACTCATTCATTAATAGTCCAACTTGATTCTTACTAATGCTTCTTTTGTGAAATCCTTTAAGAGTGGTTTAGATAATTTTGCTACTGCTAAAAGGTCATTATTATCGTTATATAGGCCTACTGTTGTTAAATACGCTTGAGGTGTATTAATCATAATATCATGTCTCAATTCTCCTGAACCTGTAATGTTAGAAGGATTTGTTGAGTAGTTGAATTCACTATTTCTTACTCGAACAAATATGTAGTTTGAAGATACTGTTTCTTCTGCTTGTGATTCAAAATATGCTCCTTTAGTGATAGCATTATAAAATTTCTTAATATTCTCTTCATCAGTACCTGGTGAAGCTGTTCTGGCTGTACCTAAAGCAAGACCTCCATCTACAAAAGCATCATCTAATGCTTCTCCACTAAGAATAATAACTCCTACATCTGGTAAGTACTTACCATAGCTTCCTCCAGTTGTATTATATCCGTTAGTTGCTGTAGTACCGTTCCAATCCCATGGGTAACCGTTTGAACCACTAATAATATCATATACTCTTCCTGAGTCTACATATGAGATTGTTGTTAGTGTTTCACTATTATCTGTTAAACGTATTTTAGCAGCACCTGAACCTGAAAGTGTTAGGTTAAAGCTTCCTGGTAGAAGTTTTTCTTTATACCTAGCTCTATCGATAGAGATTACGTAGATGTAGTCAGAAGACTGTCCTTGAAATGTAAAATTTGTATCTTCATCTCCAAATACTAAATTTCTATACTGTCCATATATTGTTGAAGATGGTGATTTACCTGCTGCACCTCCGTTATAGTTTACTGATCCTTTACCGTCTTTATCTCCATAGGTAATTCCCATTTGCGCTACTGCTGTATCAACTAGGTTTATATCTGTATTGTATATTCTATGAAAATATTCTCCTGTAGAAGCTACTTGAGTAGATGATGTGAAAAATGAAGTTAACAGTTTGCTGTTTGTAGACCATAGAGGAGTCACTACTGACTCTGCACTAATGGATATATCTTCTGGATCTAATCTTTTGAATGACATATGTTATTGATTTACTTTTACTATGGTTACTGGGATTGTTAATCTAGCTCCTGAATCTCTACCTATTACTGTAAGTGTTGTTTGAAGTGTTGTATTAGCTCCGAATAACGTATTGATTGTTGTTGCTGTTATGTTGATAGAAGTACCAATTACTGCTTTAGAAACGTTTGTTCCTAGGGTAGTAGTTGAGTTTAATCTTTCAGCCTCTGAGGTATTAATTCCTACCCCGTTGAATGTATTTGTTACTCTAGCATCTGCAATAGTTGCTACATATCCTCCTGCTTCAAAAGTTTGAGAAGATCCTAAGTAGTTCAGTGTTTGAGGAGTGATAGCAAGTGATGCTCCTTGTTTTAATCTGATGGCTGAGAATCCTAAATCTAGAATTGGTAACTTAGCTGTTCCTCTTGGAAGAGTTGTAAGCTTATACTTCATGATTTGAGTTTCATCCGGAAATGCTTCCAGTAGTGGCATTTTTTCAATAGCCTCTCCGTAGTAAGCTGATCCATTTGGATGATTTGGATTGTATAATGTGTAATCAATCTCATCATCTGCTAAAGCAAATTGAGTGATTTTGAAAGAACCATCACCTCTTGCAAGTAATTCTCTTCCTTTTTTAGTTAAAATTGCATCAACTGTTACAATTGAATTATCTAAGTATCCCATTTTATGTTTTTTATCTTATTATAAATATACGTTTTTTTATTATTTTATACAACTCTAAGTTATACATAGACTACTGCTACTATGTACTAGTCCGTATTCATCTGTATCAAGTATTTCTTTTGAATCTTTTACCCATATTTTAGAATTTGTTGAATTTATAATTTTTGCACTTACATTATCTACTTTAAAAATTCGTAAAGGCTTTACTACCATTAGTTTACTGTTTTGAGGTAAACTCCCTGTAGGTGTATTTAAATATCCTCTTGTAACTGTTAGTACGTTAGGTAAGCCTCCTGTTCCTAATTTAATTCCAACTACTCGTAGCCTTTCTGCCAACATTGTACCGTCATTGGCTGCTAATATACTTCCTATTTCAATAGAACCTGTTTCTGGTGTAGTATCTAATCCATACTCTAAAGAAGTAACAGTAGCGTTGTTTGATTGTAGTAGTTTATACTTCGTATATACAAACCCTTCAAAAGAAGGTACTTCCTGGTCTCCTGTAAATAGAAACTCTGATGTTATTCTATCTGTTAAGGATCTTGAGCATATTGACAAATCTGCTGAAGAGGATGGGTTTTGTTCTCCTACAAAGGTTCTGGCAGTAATAGCAGGTGGAATTCCTTTATAATTCTGTGCATCTGTTGATGACCCTACATACCTAGCATTACTCCATCCTGTAGATGAGTAACTACTATCCTGTATTTGTGCTGGAGTTGCTGTCTCTTGTAATATTTCTGATAGGTTTGTAGGATTTACTCCTGACCCTACTCTGTCGGATTGTTGTATATATGTAGATGTTCTGTTCTGTAATGCATTACTGATTAGTGGATTAAAATCACTATACTCGTATTTTTCATCTTGTACATAAGGTAGGAAAGTAACATTTACCTGATCTTGTCCTAGTCCATTGGCATTGTTCGGAGTTTTATTAAACTCTTTTGGGGTTATTTCAAAGTAGTAGTAATTACTTGTTGGGCTGTTAAAAGCATTAGCGTATTTAGATCTACTTACTATAGGTAATTCATATAACTGTTCATTTACAGCAAACCGTAAACTAGTTGCTGTTAGTAACACATTCTCTAAATCTATTTGATTCAGAGGTGATGTTTGTTGACTCCAATCTTTCCTTGTAGCAACCGTTACAGTAACTCCTGTTACTATTATTTTAGTGGAGTCTGTAGGGTGTGCTTCGCAGTTTACGTTGATGCGGGCGTCTTTGTTTATATTAGTAGTATCGTTTGTCTGATGTACAAAGAGAAATGTTGCTATATCCATTTTTATGTTATTGTATTAAGGGCCAGTGTATCCATGTAATGTACTGCACACTATTGCTGTTCCTGTAAAATTATATAAAGGTATTGCTGATGGGTTTGGGTATCCGTTACTGTACGGTAATGCTATATATCCATCACTACACCATCCGTTTATTGGGTCTCCTGTTCCAAAGGCTCTTAGTTGTTTACCTGAGTTCCATAGCTGTTGAAATGAGTAGCTTGGTTCGCTGGTTATTTTTGTATAGTATACCGAGTTAGATATAAAAAATCCATTTCCATATGCGGAAGAATTCTCTGTTATGACTGCTCCGGCAGTACATGCTCCATTTGGGGCTGTTTTACCATATGACAGTCCTATGTAATCCTGTGCAATTCCGTCTCCTGTTTTTTCAAGTTTAATAACTCTTTCACAAGCACCTGCTACGTTTATTAGCTTTATCCATATAGCTTTTCCTAGAAAGATAAAATCAAATGGATCTGGTACTGATATCCATGTATTAGGATTTGGTGCAAATTTTGTCCCTACAGTAACTGTTTGAAATTGATAGGTAGCGGTTGGTAACTCTCCTTCGAAGAATGTTCGGAAATCTACAACTAGTGCTTCATTGGCTGCAGGTCCTGCATATAAATCATATACGGTGTACTCTTGCGGGAGTATAAGACATGTATAGAATTGTTTTGTTACGGATCTTGTACAATTAGTATCGTACTTATCGGTTACAGTAACGGTATAGGCGTCTCCTGTTACACCATTAAATACGTAAGTAGAGATTCCTGGACCTAGTGTTTCTGGTGCTGTGTTATTCTTCTGTACCGTGTATACTACTTGATTGTTTAAATTCAATGTAAACCAGTTTGCAAGGTCATAACTTGTTCCAGCTACTATATAACTTGGTGCTGTATCAGGTCCTAGAGAACAGGTTACATTACGGAATCTTACTGTTTCATCACAACCGAGTTTAGCGTACCCATGTATAATTGTCTCGTCATATTGTGCACCTGTAAAGGTGTATGTAGAAGGTATTGGTGTTCCTTGAGGAGTTGTTCCTAAGTAATATAATGTATTAGGTGGTGCTGATACACCATTTCCTCCAAATAATGGACCTAATGCATATGGAATACCTGGCTGTACTACAAAACTATCGTTAGCTCCTGGAGTTAGTGTACATAAGTCTGGCGGTGTTCCTTCGTAGAACCTTACATTAAATTGAACTTTTGGCGGAATTGCTTTCTTTAATGTATTACTTCTATTAAGCTCTCCTGTTGATACTCTAATCGTACTATTTGCTAATTCTCCATCAAACTTTGCTTCTTCTTTATCCTTAAGGTAAGATATTCTTCGTCCTTCTGGGGTATCTACTATTTGTTTGTAAGAGGCTATGTATTCAACTACTGATCCAAAAGTATCTCCGTGGTAACCTTCTGCAAAAGCAGTATCGATAGATGATGTATATGTAAATGCATTATCCATATTTGATCCTGTAATTGTATCTACAGATGCTTTTATAGATTTTGCTTTTGATCTATTTAGTAAATTTGGCTTAATTATTATACCTGTATCAGCTACTGTTCTAGCAGGTATAAAATCCTTAACCATTTTAAAGATTACATTATCAAAGAATTTGATTAGTCTTACAAAAGCTCTTACATCGTATTGTGATAAATCTCCTAATATGTCTTCTGCTACTTTATAAAGTCCTTCGTAATCTGGAAGTGTTAAGCTGCTTGGGTTTCCTATATATTGATCTATATTAAATGTAGTTAGATTTGGATCTGCTAGTGATTTAGATATAATATACTTATCCACATTATCGGTAGGAGAAAACCCTACTTCAATAACATGTAAATCATCTGTATACTTATTATCTCTTTTTACTATAGAAGTATGACTTGATAATGTGTTACCTGGTATAATACTACCTGTATGGTCAATTCGTATTTTATCTAAAGAACTTGTATAGTATTGGTAGTCTCCGTAAAAAGGTCTTTCGTTTGTATTTCTACCTCCGTATAGTTTTATATCTAATATGTCTGAAGGAATACCGAAACAGTTTATAAGTGCTCTTAGACCTCTCTCTGTACCTTTTGTTTTTAGTAAATAAGAAAGGTTATGGTAAATTCTTTTTTGAATCTCTTTTTCATAAGTATCAAAAGAAGAAGGTTCTATAGGAGTATTAGGTCCTGTTAGTGATCCTGTTAGTGATCCTGTTATATAGAAATTAATATGTTCACTTCCCGATACGTATCCCTGTCCTATAAAGCTTGAGAATAAGTCTTCAATAGATTTATTTGAAGTATATAATTTAACTCCAAAATTCTTTAAAGCCTCCCCAACTAAATCTTTAGAGATTCCTTTATTCATTCTATTATCAGCATCATACTTATCTGTTACTGCATCTGCATATAACCATAAGTTATCAAAATGCTGACCTATCATATGGATGAATGTCAAGTAATTCTCATTATTTGTATCCTCTCTAAGGTAAGATGGTATAGAAAATATTAATGAATTATAATTGGTATTGTCATACGATATTGCTTCTGCAATTTGGTTGGTATACCAAAGTATTGATTGAGGTGTACTACTTACCTGGTTTTGATATGGTTTCTTAGTATTAGATTTTGGCCAACTAGAACTACCTGATTCGTAATATAAGAATCTTTCGTAATGATCGAAGTTATTTAACACTCCTTCCATTAACCCTTCAAAATATGTTCTACTTCCTGATATTCCTTGTAAACCTAATGTTCCTTGAGCACCCGGTATTTGACTGTTTATTGATGATAAGCTAGCAGAATAAGATGTTACTAAGTCTAATTTATACTTAAAGTTTAGTAGTCTTTCTTGAGCTGATGAGAAGTGTATAAAGTCTTTATAAGAGGTGTGATCGATACTTATATCGACACCTTTCTCGTTAACTAAAGAGAATAGTTGACTATTTGCATTATTTAATGGATAACTAAATAATTCATCATAGTTAAAATACTGGGTAGGTATTATATTCTCATCCTGTATGTCTATGTTGAAATTGGCAGGTTTTAGAGTTGGGAATACTTCCGGTTCAGGTGTTACCTCAGATTGTACTTCGTATGCGACAGAATCAGCTACTAATTCAACTATCCTTAACTTACTTTTTATTCCGTAAGTAAAAGGTAATGGTTCATATAGTTTTACTGTTACTTCTTTCTCTATACCATTATCTAGAGTATCTATATTAATACCGATAAGTAGGTCGTTATCTTCAAAATTTAACCTAAACTCGTTAAAGAAAGCTTCGCTCTCTAACTTACTTTTTATTACATTAGTAAACCTCTCTAAATCTGTAGGAGATAATGCTAGTGAAGCAAGTTTTAACTCTGTTCTATCTGGTGAGATATCTTGTATGTACAGTTCTGCGGCAGAAGTGTCATCTGTAAATAAGTCGTTTAAAAAGTGATACAGTAGTTTAATTCCTCCGTTACCGTAATCAAAAGAGATACTATCTTGAATAGGGTCTATAGTAAGTACTGATGCTCCTTCTTGTCCTGAAGATTGAGCATTTCCTAATTGTTTGTAACCTCTATAATCGTATTCACTAAATAATATATCATCACTAAGGGATAGTAGGTGAAGTTCTACTACATGCTTACTGGTATCAAAAGAACTATTTACCTCAAAGGAAGAGATTAACTGTGTATCTTCTGTAGAGTATCTCTCAACACCTGCTATGTTCCCTGGTATGTCTCTATTAGCTGTGTACTTTATTTCTGCCATCTACTCTGTTTTTGTTTCTAGGTCAAGAATTTGTTGATTTGCTTGTAATAGTTGAATTCTTAACTGTGCTATTTCATCTAGAAGAGGTTGAATATCTTCTGTATCTCTTTCATAAGATATTAATTCTGAACTCTTTTTTATTAAATACTCGTGTGAGTCTTCTTCTCCCTCTATATCAATTACGTAATATAATTTTTCATACAACCTGAAGAGTTCTTCTGGTGTATCTGTATCTTCTTCCGGTACTGGTTGAGTGTATGTTTTAAACCCCTTATCAATTACCCTAGAAAATTCTGTCTTATTATGGACTGTTTTTATTATTTGAATATCATTAGCCATTTCTTACTACTTTGAATATGTTTTTATCATCTACTACTGTAGTACTTCCGTCTAACGTCGTCTTAACTAATATACGATAATATCTTTCAGGTTGCAAGCCATCCATATACACATCAAAGAAAGGTCCTGTTGGATCACAACTAACTTTTGTAAATTGTGTATCAAAATCAACAATCATTTCTTCTGTATTCTCATCTCTTAATCCCCAGTATGAACCTGATGGAAGAGCGTAGTTTTTTAAATAGACTGAAGAGGTTGTAAAAGTTCTAACTGGGTATTTGGGTTTTGCAGATATTCTAAATCTCTGTTTTCCTACATCCGGATATTTTCCTTTATTATTTGTTACCCCTATTGTTGAAATACTATTTGAAAGAACTGATAAAGATCCTGTAGTATATACACTATCGTCCCACTTAAATTCTAAGAATGGTGGATAGATAGTATTCGTGTCTGCACTGTAGTATTTTAACCTAATAGAGGAAGACATATTATACTCTATATCATCGGGGAGTTTTAATAAAAACCCATCATTTACCAGTGTATTGCTGTTTATTAACTGTATTGCTCTTGTTACATTTATGTTTACATCGTGGGTAGAGTTAATGTTGTGGGATTGTGTAAATTCCATATTAAATCCTGCTGAAGCTGTATACCAGTTACCTCCTCCTGTAAGTGGGGAATCATAAGAACCTGTAGTATATTGTGCGTATGATCCCAATACCCAAGGGCTAGTTTCTGTTGTCTGTCTATACTTCCAGGATGCTCCTGTTTTATTAGTTGGATTATCTCCAAATTTACCTATTCCGCTATCCCATGCCCCAGAAACCGGATATGCATACACAGTATATTCTACAGGTAATTCGTAAGCTTCTGCTAAATACATGTTAAGGCTTGCACTATACCCAGCTGCTCCTACCTTGTTTGCAATCACATCTTTTATATCTACTGTACTGTATTTAGTAAGTATTCGGTTGGTTTGCCCTGTACCTATTAGGTCTGGATATCCTCCTAGTTCGATTATTTCATCTAAACCTGCGTTTCCTAAAACAGCTTCAGTTGATATAAATGTATCTTTTTCCGGGAATATTCTGTATACTGCCATATTATAGTGTTGTTATTCTTCCTTTAATATCTCTATCTAAGTATTTTACTTCAAAAATCATAGGATCATAAGAAGGATATACTATATTGTTTTTTGTTGCTCCTTCTACATCGTATGCATATTCTGAGTAGTCTCCTCCTGCTTTGTTAAGTACTCTAACTTTCTGTACTGTTTGTACTCCTTTCTCTTGATCTAGTAATGTATATATACTTGATAAATTAATTGGCTGGTTAATATTCCATTTAGTAATATTAAAGTAATCTTTTAACCTATTCGTACAAGCAAGTAGGACATCTCTACCTGAGTAGTTAGGTCTTACTATTATATCAAAGTCGATTTCTATATTAACTACAAATGCATCTTTTATGTTTATAGCATCTGTTAATAATACGTACTGTGATAGGTATGTTTTTAAGTTATTATGCAGGTTAGGTGTTGCTTGTATAAGGTTTCCGTTATTATTATAAGCTAATGTATAGATAGAAAGTGATAAAGGATTACTATCTATTATACTATCTACTTTAGAATTAGGGTTTGATAACTGGTCTTGAGCTACATATACTTTTGCAATTGAACCGTATTTTGACGGTAGTGATAAAGATCTAACGATATAATCCTGTAAAGAAACTGTTCTACCTTGTTCGTTAAAAGATTTAAGAGCATTCTGTCTTAATTCCTCTACTGTATCTCCATCTCTACCTCCAGTTGCTGCTTGTGGATTATTAAATACTACAGTATTCTGTCTAGTTGTATTTCCTAATGGAAACTTATTTACTACAGTTGTAATTGTATTTCCAGGTACATTAGCTGTTACTCCTCCTCCTACTATGTACCTGATGGTAAGAGTAGTATTGGAAGGAGCTAATCCATAAGTCTGTGTAACTAAGAAGTTAGAAGGATCATATGCATAGTCAATATTAATATTAAATGGCGTAAGTCCTAATCCTATATTAGTAGGGTCTGGTGTTAGTATTGTATCTGCAGTTCCTGTTACTCCTGATCCAAATTGTATCTGTAATTGACCTGTAGAGGTAAATCTAGTAACAAATCTTCTCGGTACTTTCTCTAATGATAATAAGTAAGGAGCTACATTACTGTCTGATGCTCCTATATTAGGTGTATCTTTAAAAATAGTATCTTGTCCTAAGAAAGGTACTTCGTACCATGTATTTCCGTCAGCATCTTCTATAGAGTGAATTCCTACTATATCAGTATCATCTACTGTTATTGTTTTAAATTTCTCAACAGTACCAATCACTTGTGTAATTTGCTTTATTTCTCCTGAATATGCTTTAGCTGTTTTTCTAAGTATAAATTCTGTAGGAATATAGGTAAGTGGATCTAGTTGCGAAACAGCAACTGATGTTGGATTATACGAACTAGAGAAGCTGAAATCAACTGGTTTATCTATAATAAATTTAGCTTGTCCTGAGGTTGTAGATGCAAGTTCTGTTCCAGCTCCTAATTGAGGTGCTACTGCCCAGTTTGGTTCTCCGTTTGCTGCTGGCGGTACTGTACATGATACTTCTATATCGACTTCAGAAACTGTTGTTACCTTTGGTCGATATCCCATCATATAAGCTAAGTTATATAAATTTGCAGGATTTTTAGCGTACTGTAAATATGTTTCTTGTAATTGAGTATCTTGATAGAATGATAAAATATCACCTACGTATGCTGCCATTTCTATAAACATCATACCTGGTGATGTAGGAGAAAAGTCATTATAAGCGTCTGGGAAGTAATTCTTTGCGTACTCAGTTAACTGGGTCTTAAAATCAGTAAAGTCCCTATTTACATATTTTATATCTCTATCTTGAGCCATTATTGTTCGAAATTAATTAACAATTCGTCTTGTATATTTGTCTGATCTACACTATATTTTATGTAGATTGTTACTGCATGTGTGTCTGGAGATTCTTCAACTAATAGTTGTTCTATTATTATATTTGGAAACCAATCAGCTATTCCTCTTCTAACTTCTATTTTGATCTCTTCCTGAGTATCAGGTGTCATCTGGTTGAATAGTAATGCTCTTAGGTTTGTTCCGAAATTTGGATTTAAGAATCTTTCCTGTCTTCCTGTTAAGAAGAAGTTAATTAAATTAGATTTAAGTGCCTCTTGGGTTGTATACGTAGAGTTAAATACAGCTTTAGAGGAGAACGGAAGACTAACGCCAACTGCTTTCCTAGGTTGTAAATCTATTGGATGTATTTTCTGTACGTTAAATGCCATTATGCTCCAAATCTTTCTTTATCTTTCTGTACTGATGCCTTGTACACATCTCCTGCTCTCATCATAAAATCAAACTGTGAAATATCTAATCCCGGTTCAGGACCTTGTCTGAAATTCTCTGTTATTGGGTTCATTCCTAATCCAGGTGCTTGAACCATATCAGATGTAGCACTTACTAGGTTTTGATATTCTCCTTGAGTCATTGAATGTTTTGTCTCATTCATTAGATCCATAATTGGATTCCCTGTAGGTACTGGTTTTGCAACTATTGGTTTATGTTCTGCATACTTTGTCACATGCTGTACTATAGGAGTTTTAGAGGCAGTTCTTACATCTTCAGAAAGAACTATTGCTAATTCTTCACGAACCGCTTCTTTTACTGCTTCTTTGATTAATTTTTTTAATAAATCTAACTTCATATTAATAAATAGTTATGTTATGGTAATTGATTATCTATTCTAAATTTCAATTCCTCTAGAAGTATATCTGTAGAAGAACTAAAAGATGGCTGTCCTTTTAGTACAACTATCCCCCTTCCATCTTTCGCTACTGCAAATCTCCTTGGAGCTACTTTTGGAGAGTTAGGATCTTGTACAACTGCTAAAGTATATCCTCTATAAGTGTATTTTGGATCAGGTTGACCTGTTAGTACATCTATAGGTGTCCCTTCTGAACCTGTATTATCTTTTGGCTGTGCGGTTGCTAGTATACTAGCTAAATCTAAAGTTGTTGCTGTATCAGTACTGCATTGTTGAATTGCAATATCTATTGAATCTAATCTATTTTTTATATTATCAATAGGAGGTATTATCCCTTCTACTGTTGAAAGTATTGCTGTACCTTCATTTGTATACTTTTCTACAAGTTTATCTAATTGTATTAACTTATCTGAGTATCTATTAAGGATATTCATAGGAACCCCTAATCCT